ATCCTGACAGGTCGCCAGCAGCACTAGTCCAAGAAATTGCATCATTGATATTGAGATTCATAATTAACTCCGTTTTGTTACTGTCTAAGATTCTATTATATACCCAAATCCATTTATTGTCAAGTTTTAGCTTCTTCGTGTAGCCAATTATATTCGCTGATCAGATCGGATGGATAGTCTTCATTGTAATAAAAATAATAGCGAGCCGTTTTTAATCCAAGTTGTTCCTTCATTAGAGCAAATCCTGCTGCTAGAATTTCAGTCTCAGTTTTGAGACTTTTGGGTAATTGTTGTGCTATTGTCATTTTGTGTCCTTTATTTTATTCAATACAAGTATTATATACCCAAAACCATTTAATGTCAACCGTTAATTCTGACTGGCCAAGTCAAGAAAATTCAATAAACGTTTCCCTTTGTATAACTGATATTGGACTTTTGATGGATTTCCAACTAATCTATTAGCAGGGAAATATAATAAATCCTTAGTTCCGTTCCCGTCAATATCAACAAAAGACATTGATGTATCAAAATAATCATTAGAAGGAGAAGGGAATTTTGAAGTATCCACTAAACTGAAGTTACCCAATCCGTCATTTAAATAAATAACCGGGATAGCATTTTTCCCAATTGGGGTGATAATTATATCATCAGTTCCGTCATTGTTTGTATCAATACAATCAATTTTCAATACATTGACATTGGTTATCTCTCCTATAATGTTGATATCTATTTTAGTAAGTTTATCATTTAAAGTACTAAAGGCTACGATTTTAGTAGTTGCTTGCAAATCATTATAATTTTTATAAAGAGTTCCACCTTTATAGCCACTAATAATTTCTGCTCCAGTAAATAATACTATAGCAATTGAATCTTCATTTGATTTTCTTTTTAATTCGCAACCTGACTCAAAACTAGGATCAATATAATCTTTGTTGTTAATTTTTACTAAATTGGTTTGTGAATTTGTATTATTATCTATTACAGGAATAATTTGTACGGTTGTAAAATTCCAAACATCTGTTTTAACCCAATTTATTAAATTATCTTTTCTAACACGTAGTTCAAGTCCCAATGATGTATTAGACATGGATATTGCCTGATGAGAATTATCGTTGATAGATTTTCGTTTAAAGAAAAGATTTAAACTATTTGAAATCCAATCATATCCAGAAATTAATTTCCATCCATTAGAATATCTCCAAACTTCGGGATACCCAAAATAACCCATAAATGTACTGACTACATCTTTGCCACCTACTTCATTATCTATTAATTGAAGTTTATTTGTTTTGGTAAACAATCCTAATTTTTGAATAGTATATCCACCAATACCATCAGATGTCATAAAAACTTTTTGAATATAGTTTCCTGTATAATATTCAGGTTCTAGTCTACCATCTTCAGGGGTAGTTCCCCATACAATATCATCATACCCATCATTATTAAAATCATATATAACAACATCGCCCCCGTTGCCACCTATATCAACCATATCAGTATGAAATATAGTTTGTGTTCCGTCTATGAAGTCTCCGTTATTTTGTTGAATAAAAACTACCATGCCATTAATGACAGGTAGGGTAGACAATAGTCCTCTAGCAGAATCATCTACAGTACACCAAAGACTAAACACCAAATCTTTTTTGCCATCTTTGTGTCCAATTAAATTTGCCGACGATACAAATTGTACTGATACTCTGTTATTACATAGTTTATCGTATTTTGCACGTAGATCAGGTAGTAATTGGGGAGTACTATCAAAGAGTAATACCGGTGCTGCATTTACAATCGGGGTAACACCAATAGATTGAATGTTTGGATTTACAGTTGATACAGTGGTAACATTATTAGTTGGCGAAGTATCACCGCCGCCACCGCAACCAGCGAGTATAAATGACAACAACAATAAAAGTTTTTTCATGGCTTACCCATAGTTACACAATATGTCATTAGTATAACATATAGTAGATTAATTGTCAAGGTAGGAACGCCCCAATTAAGGGGCATTATGTTTTGGGCTAGAATTACTTCTTAGGTGTATTTTGGTTTACGAAAGCATACATCTTTTCAGCAGTTTCCAAAACTTTCTCAAGTCCTGGGAATTCGGGCATCCCGACAGAGGTAACTAATTTTCCATCTTTATCTTTTACTTGGGACATTTCCCAACCATTCCACTTGTATGAATATTCTTGACCAATAAGGTCTTGTGCTTGTTTAAGAATCTCGGTACGAATCTCGTAACCGTTCTTGTTGAATTTTACTTCGGGTAATTTTGGTGTATCAAATTGTGACATGTTAATCTCCTTGTGTTATGTCTGTGTGTTAGCTTATTTTTTTGCAGTCTTTGCCTTGACTGTTTCATCCTCACCATGAGGATAAATTGCTTTACTCATACTGTCAGCAGTATAAGATAACATCTCTATTGTATTCTTTGCCATCATCTTTGCAAAGACTGTTTGGGCATCTATAAAGTCGTTGGCAACCTTATTTAATCTCTCGTCTTTGAAAATTTGATTAGTTGCCATCCTTTTTGAGGACTGGAACATCTCTATATAAAAATCGGGTGTAAACATAATGGATCCTTTGTTAGTATGTTATTTAGTTATTAGATCCAGCCCTTAAAGTCAGACATAATAAGTTTACGTGCGCCTTTATGATCTCCGTTGTGTGCTAATGATGAGGCTGCTCGGGCCTGTCTCATTGCACCAAAAAAATTGTATATTGCTTTTAATACTCTCATGCTAGCCATCCGCTATTACGGTTAAGATATTTCAATTCAAATTGACGCTCTAAATGTTCAACTTGTGCATTATTTGTGGGATTGTGTGAAACAATATATTGTTCCAATTGTGAGCCGTATGTTTCTGGCTCAGCAAATTTGTGTAATAGGTTACAAAAATAACCTGATATTTGATTTAACATGTTTCTTTCCTGTGTATGTGTAAACTGAGTTTTTAATTACAGAACTCATTAACTGTATTTATGCCTCATTATAGATTTCTCTATATTTTTGCATAGCCTTTGCACGGGCAACTGCTAAACGAACAGTTACATAATCTGATAATGGGGCATCATCAAAGTCTGTAACCTGTTCATCTACAAAGTAGACTTTTGGACGACTATATGCACGATGATAATCCAATTCTTCTGGACCACCATCGTCATCATCATCGTCTATTATATTACTTGGTTGCGGGTGCTGCTGGCTCAGTTTTAGCTGGCGCTTTTTTGTCTTGGACAGGGGTAGCTGGCTTAGCACTTTTGGTCGCATCCACTTTTTTGTCCTCCTTCTTCTTAGCTAACTTCATTTCTTCCTTAGCTGGAGCAGAAGCAGTTGCAGCAGGTGCAGCAGCAGGAGCCGCCGGAGTTGCTGTTTTAGCAGGCTCGGTAGCGAAAGCAGCAGTAGTTACCAAAGTAGCGATAAGAGTAGCGATTGTTTTCATTTGAAGTTTCCTTTTAAAGTTAATGAAATTTATGCTTGACATTATCAACCTTCTTACAACGACATGTACGCTTTTCATCACAATTGGATAATCTCCAATCATAGCTAGTGGGCAAATACTGTTCCTGAAACGGTTCGGTTTTATCCTTTTTCGTTTCGTAGTCATCAAGTTGATTTTTATCTTGCATATATATATAACGCCGTAGCCCAAGGATCCGTTGACAAGACTAAATACTAAATGCAATATATATCTTATCAGGGCATTTACGACGGAACCAATTTTGAAGATGCTGCTACACCCAAACAAATAACCAAATCCATGAATGCTGGATTTAGTACTATGGTCAATGTTTGGCGAATTAGTGGGAAACTATATTTGGGCGTTACTCAACCCATAACTGAAGTGACCGAAAAATATCTTCAAGGTCCTCGCTTTTGGTTAAATGCCATGAATGATGATATGCAGACTTGGATTGTAACTCAGCCAAGCAAGTCATATCCAAATTACTTTTGGTTCCCTACTGATACAGAAAGTACTCCGGTAACGGCAAGTAATGGAAAAATCATTACTCCGGGTACGGTTGCCATAAACAACACCAGTGTTATATTTCTACCTGAGATACAGGATAGAGGAATGTTTAGTACAGTACACCTACGTTGCTTTGGTGTATGTAGTAATTACTTGTCTTTTATTAAACGTATGCGTAATGAAGGCGAGTGGTATTAACCACCACGACCTGCTCTACGTGTAACGTTTGCCCCACCAAATCCCTTAGAATTTGCTTTAGGTCCTTGCTTTTTAGGAGCCTTACCTAATCCAGGATGTGCTGCATTTTTCTTTTTTGCTTCTTGTGCCATTGCTATGAATGGATTCTTACTTTTCTTTTCTTCTGTCATTGTCGTATCCTCACTGATTCTAAATAACTTTCTATATCACCATATAGTGCTAGCATCATTGCTATCTTACTATCATAAAGTCTGACGAAAGGTTCTTTTGACTCTGCATCCTTATTTACACTAAAATAATATGGGCATTTAATTTTCTTGTTGCAGTCAGTTAGAAATTTATACCAATTGGTTTTCTTAACTTTAACAGGAAGATCAAAGAATTCTATTTGTGCTAGTCTAAAATGTATATCGCCCTGTGGAGTAAGGCGTAGGCTGTCACCTGATTTGGTAAACCACCAATCACTTATAATTGATTCAATTGGAATGTCATTACTAGGCAGCTGATCCATAACTGCTCTAGTGATAGTGTATTTTAGTTTTTTTCTATCACTCATCTGGGTACACTACAGTACCATTATTCATAAACACGACTGTGAATTTATCTGTTTTAAATTGTGTGTTTAGTTTGCGACAAAGATTACGTGCATGACCGGGATTGCTGAAACTTGTTTTCTTATATTTAGGAGTAGCATCAGGATCTTGATAGTGTTGTGATTTTAAGTTTATAGGTTGGCCATCATAGAATACAGCCCATATGCCACTGGCTTCTACAATTTGATCAGACTTGTATGTTACTTTATCTACAAGTTCCAATAATACTTTTGGTTGTGTTCTACTCATTAAAATTTACCTCCGACTAGTTCAACTTGAATAACTTCGGAAGTGTTCTTCTTTCCTTCAGTACTTTCATAGTGATCTATTAATAATTTAGCCAATTCATCACGCAAGCCTCTAGCATCAGATAATGGAATTACCACATCTTTACCCTGTCTGCCCTCAATAGTAGCTACTCTATCAATAAATCTTTTGATATGAATCATTAGATATTTATCTGACTTTTTGCTTCATCCTCAGTTTTAAAAGGTCCTATATACTCATAACGCTGGATAAAGATATATTTAGGGCAAAATGTGACAGCAGGTTCTTCCCCTTGATACAAAACATACCATCCCGCAGCATGAAAACACTTGCTTTTCTGTGTTTTAGTGAATAGATGAACCTTACGCTTGATATCAAGTATAGAATTGAAAACTTTCTTTGTTGTTGGATATTCATTGAAAGGCACTTCTTTTTTATTCTTGTCTATTTTGATAGTTTCAAACTCTATTTTAGTTTGCTTTTTGATTGCATTAGTATTTTTAAAATGAGTTTTATTGCCATTGAGTTTTACTTCAAAGCCAGACCCATCAGCAATAACATTTCCTACTTTTTCTTTGCCATCAGTAACAATCCAAAATTGATTTTTAACGACGGGTTTTGCGATTAGTGGTTTTGACATTCTCTTCTTCCATTTCTATTAATTTTGTAATCTTTTTAAAATTACTTTGTTTGTCTACTATAACATTATAAGTAGTATTCTCAAAGCATATTGGTAAATCCAAATGAATACTAAACTGTGGACCAATTGTGTCGTTGATTACAGTATCATTGCCAACCGTACCCACAAATGGAATTTTATTCCAGTATCCAAATATACGCTCACCAAATTCATATTTGGCTACGTGGCGATTTTCTTTAAAGTAGTCTGCTTGATTACGCATAAGTGATGTTACTCCATTTTCTATCTTTGTGGTCCCAATGTCTTATATCGTATGTTTTAAACTCTAATGTAAAATTCAACAATGATAAGGTTAAACTAATGCCAGCATGGTCAGTTCTTATGGTATATTCAAATTCTATACCTAATAATTCATTACTATGATATACATTAAATTCCCATGCTTTAGTTCTGGTAAATCTTCCGCCGGTACTTTTTAATATTTTCCAAATTGGACTCCATGGATTAGTTAAACGTAATTTAAAGTATATCATTTTTTAGTATTCATCTTAATGTTTAGGTGCTTCTTTTTTTGCAGGTTTCTTTTCACGTTTGGCTTTTTCTTCTTCAACTGCTTTTTTTTGTGCCTCTGTCATAATCAATACTGTTTTACATGTTTTCTTAGCAGGTGCCTTTAAGGAAGCCTCAGTGGTTTCACATACCTGTTCAGTTTTGTAAGCTAAGGCAGGTGTAACAGTAATTAGTATTATACTAAAACAAAGCCATTCAATAAGATTCATTCTTCAACTCTGACAGTAATTTTTTGTATTCTGCCATATGTGCTAGCTGTATGTTATGTAGATACACATAAAGTTTAGTATCCGCAGTCCAATCTTTTACTTGTTTGACAAAATTAGGATCAACTTGAGTTTCAAGTAAGTCAACATATTCATCTATTGTCATTCTTCAACCCCTGCCTTGTCTACATTTGTGAAATGGCATAATGCGGCCAAGCCAGCCAATCATTTCACCGCAATTTTGGCAACAGTACGATGGGTATTTCTTCATTCTTCAACTCCAAAATGTTGTTTAATCTTGTTATGAATCAACCATTGGTATTCGCATTCTTCTGTTTGAGGTGTGTGAGTGTGGGCAACATCAGCGCACTCCTTGACAATCAACTCGGCGAACTTTTCTGCATTGAGCAGCCTAATCTTTGTATCTGGGTCAGCCATATTAGGCACCCAGTACATCGCCTGTTCTTTAAGTTGTTTAATTCGTTTGTTCATAAAACCTCAACTACACGATATTTACTGTATGGATAATTCTCATTAAGCCATTCAATCATACCTTCTTCGTACGGAAGAAATACATCATTGAATTTGTTAGTTATATACTTATTCATCTTTTTTTACCTTATCTTTTTTTTGAGACATGATATGTTCTCGGTACCATTCAACTGCTATATTTCTTTCCCGTAATGCATTTTCTTGTTGTATTATTTTGTTTTTATTTGTTGCACGAACACGTACTACTACCAACAAAACAATAACAATTAATACAACAATCAAGTCCACAAACTATCTCTTATCTTAATTAAACGAATCATCATTTAATTAATCTTTGGTCAATTCAGCAACCAATAAGAAATGTTCGTAGGCTTTCTTCACTGCTGGATTAGTCATCAACTGATCAGCTTCTGCCATCATAGCTTTCACACCTGCTTCGGCAATATCGTGTGAACTGGCTCCGTTCAAGGTGCAAAGTTCATCACCAAACTCTTTTGCTAGTTTCTTCCATGCTTTACGTTGTCCTTCTGTTATTGGAGTTCGCACAGGTTTCAGTTCACTAGCTTTATGCATAGCACGAATTATAGCTTCTTCGGCTACTCGGCTGGCTGCAATCATAGCCGCATAGTTAGGATCAATATTGAACCTACGACTCTGCCCACCCGGATATACCATCACAAGATGATTACCTTTATGGAAACTGTCCATCCAGTCGCTGTCATATTCTGAAACTGGAACATATTTTCTACCCACCTTTTCATAAAATATTTTTTTCATATCTGCTCAACTTTTATTCCCGATAGTTCGAGAAATTTAACGCCACTAGAATCCCGATAAGTGTTACGATATAGAACGTGCCCAATACCGCTTTGGCATATAAGTTTGGCACACTCCATACATGGAGCGTGGGTAACGAACATAGTAGCGCCCAAACCGCTATTCGTACTTTTGGCCAATTTGGCAATAGCATTTGATTCAGCATGTAACACCTCTGGCTTGGTTTTAAGCATGGGTTCACCCATGTTATATCCTACAATATTTTCGCAGTTGTTATCCCAACCTGCAGGCATACCATTGTAACCATAACTGATAACTGTATCATCTTTGACAATAACTGCACCTACTTGTAACCTACGAGCATGACTTAATTGGGCGGCACGTTTTGCCCAATCCATATATAAGTCAATGAACTTTTGTTTCATAAGTTAATTATACAGGTTATTCAAGGTTATGTCAATGGTTGTTTTTCTATAGCGCAAAATGTAAGAGGAATTGATAGAATTGGTAAACTAAAGTCTATGTTAAGTATGTTTCTAATAAATTCCAATATCTTATTAATAAAATCTTTAATAAGAGAAATCACATAGTTGTTTACCCAAGTTTTGATTTCGATTAGCATTTGTTGAAAATCTAAATCTGGAACATTTAGATTTATATTTAATGGTAATTTCCAATCAAATGGTTTAATCTTAAGAATTGGAATTTCAAAATCTTTAATCACTGCCATTATTTCTTCGTAGGTTACCACTGCTTTATTGTAGATCTTTTTGGCAAATTCAATAATCCATTGTTTAATTTCTTCTATACTAGGAGGCATGGTCAACAAACTCAAAAGTTTACCAAATATTAAATCTATAGCTTCTTGCCACAATAAACCAAAAAAGGTAAGTCCTTTATTAATTATCCTATCCCATAAATCAAGAGCAGTTTTAATTGCTGCAATAATTTTAGCAATTACTTTGAATACAGCGTTCCATAACGATCTCATTATAGAATCTATAATCTGTTCAATAATTTTTTGTGGATTGTCTACATTGTCAAAGGGTGGCCAAGAAATGTCTAATAATTTTAAAAATTCCTGTAATTTTTCTTTGCTTGTATTCCAAAGTTCGGTAACCTTTGCTTTTACCGCATTCCATACTTTATCTTTGTCAAATATATCAAAGATAGATAAATCTAAAATTGGCAATTTATAATCTATTACAAAACTAAAAACTTTTTCCAATAATTTCATAATCTTTTGCAATATTAACCATATAGGTTCCATTATCATTTGCATAGCATGATTATAAAGTCTAGATATTGCTGCTTTAATATCACCAATGGGGTCAATTACGCCAAATTCTCTACACTCTGCATATACAATAGGGATTGCAATTCCGTCTATAGTATACTTTGGATCGCTGGGAAAAGAAGCTAATACGGATTCATAAAGACCTTGAGTTGTAAAGGCCTTACCGAGGTCTATCTTAATTACTCCGGCAATTGGAATATGTCTAGCCATTTTCTACTTTAGACATGTTGTCTGAATACTCTTGAGTTGCATCAAGTTTGGCATTAACTATTGAAAATATATGATTTTTCTTAATCGTTACTAATGTGCTATCACCTAGTGCAAACCAAGGAACTACTCCTGGGCCATCGGGAGTTATGGTAAAAGCCATTGGATTAGACAATACCACTGTATCAGCATATTCTTCTTTTAACCTAGCAATCAATTCATCGCCGTTCAGTATCTTAACACTCACAATGTTACCGGGGGCTACATTTTTAATTTTTAACATTCTTATTCCTTTTCTTCTTTAGGTAATTCGCATAACTTTTCCAACATTTTATAATGATTGTAGGCTTTCTTCAACGCTTCAAAGTGTTCTAATTTTTCCGGATCTGGAACAAGTATAGCAAGACGGCTTGAAAGAATTTCCATAAACTCTGCAAGATCCTGTCCGTTGATTTTAACCTTGCCTTCAAACTCTGCATCACCTTTAACATTCAGTGATGAAGGTTGACTGTTATTAGTCATGGTAAGGTTTCCCCAAGGTGATGTGCTGTTGGTGGTGTAAACATAACTACTACCACTTGATCCAGTTAGGGTGCCGCCGGCAGCACCTACGTTAAGACTAGGATAAGGACCATTTATTGAATTTAATGATGCTATTTGAGCAGTAGTTAATGCAGGTATTGTACAGTTCCAAGTACTATCTAAAGTAAGGGTATCATACTCAACATCATCTATCATTTTAAGTACTCCCTAAGTTCAGTAAAACCACCCACGTGAGCACCTTCAATAAAAATTTGTGGAAGTGTACGTGCATTAGGTACTTCTTCTAATAATTCTTCTCGACTGTATCCGTCACCAATTTTACGTTCTTCTATTTGATAACCTTTGGATTTTAACAATGCGTGTGCTTGATCGCAAAACGTACAGTTGTATTTACTCCATAATATTGCTTTCATTTTCTTTTTCCTTATAGTTTTCTTAATACCGAAATATAATATCCATTATGCCATTCACTATTTTCATATGCACAATTCGGATGAGAATTGTCATCGGTAGTGTTGATTTCAATATTAGCAATGACTTCAATGTTTAAATCTACTAAAGCATCAGTAGTACCATTCTTTACCTTTAACCAATTCCAATCATCAACAATCATTATAAATGTGTCATCTAATGCAGGTAATGCTAATTTAATTCCATCATACTGATCAGTTTTTTCGTGAGGACCGTCAAACATAAAAACATTAAATTTTCCAATGCTAGTATAATCAACAGCTCTAAAGTCATTTTCAATAAATGATGATTCTATATTAGGGTTTGAAAAATGTTCTAAATTTTTAAAAAATTGATCTTTTGGTCCGCCAAAAAGACTCCAATTATCTATTGCCAATGCTTTACATGAATTTTTCCAAATAGCTGAACAAAAAGTTGATCCTGCATGACAACCAACTTCTAAATATCTAGGATTAGGAATCATTTCAATTAAGTTATTAATTAATGCACGATATTTTTTTCCACTCATACCTTTCATTGTTAATAAATCTTCTGGTAATTTATGTTGCACTTGGTCAGCACTATCAAATGACTTTTTTAAAATCTGGGCAAGGTCATTAGACCAATCACCAGAAAAGTTTATGCTTATAAGATCTGCCATTATTTTTCCTTTTTATAAATCTGGCAATTCATCATATGATACAGTATTTGACATGACACCAATTACGTAGTTTGTACTTTCAGTTTCTTGTAATGCACTTTGTTTTTTACCAATGTTCAAATGTTTATTGAACCATGGTATAGGAC